CGAGACATCCGGTTATACGGGAATCCATAATACCGCCCCCTGTCACCTTTTATCATGAACTTCATTCTCAGTATGTTTGACCCAACACCAAAAACGTTAGATCCGAAGGTGAAGATCAATCACTCCGCTAATGCTAAGAAGGTTGTGGATGTGCTTAGATCAGTACTTGGTTTAATCAATTCACGACGTAAATTAATTGGACGGAATAGATGTTATGTACTTTCGAATTGAGCGAAACAGTTGTTGGAGCTTTATCAGGCATCACCCGAGGAATTCTGTTCCGTGCTTAAAGCTACGGAAACGTGGTTTCGGGCACTGTTAGCGACAGGTCGATCTTTAACGGGTCTCCTGCCTGCTAAATGGTTTTCAGAATCTAAGGGTTGTCCTCTTTTCCTAGTTCCTGTTACGGGACTTTTCCGGGATAACGGCCTTACTCATCACCAACGTAGATTTATCTGTGTCGTGATTCTTTCCGTTCTTGGAGCATTTAGAGTGGTGATTTATCCGGAGCCCCTCTCCACTGAATCTATCACTAGCGATGGTCCTGAGATGTTTACCGTGGCTACTGACGAAGAGCTTCTGACCGCTTTAGAAAATATTGGTTTCACTCCAGCAGAGTTCCAAAAAGCACTTGCTGCTGAAGTTGCTAAACACACTCATCATTTTGCTTCCTCATCTGGGCCTAATGGACCGAGTATGTTAACTGCCGGTTTGGATGCCAAGGCCGTTCTAAATGATGAATTGCTCTCTATCTTCATGAAATCTTTCTGCGATACTATGGGAATGGGATTCGTTTGAACTGCTTTACTAAACAGTGCAAAATTTGCTAAAACAGGTTGATTACCACGTAAGGCACCATCCGGGAAAAATCTCCAACACTCGCGGTTACATGTAATCTATGAGAAAGGGAATAAATCACGGGTGATTGCAATGGCTGATTACTGGACTCAAGATGTTATGTCTCCATTACACAAAACATTATTCCAATTCTTGGAGCGATGTCCAATGGATCATACTATGAATCAAGAGGCCGGTTTTGAGGCGGTACTTAAACTGTGTCAGCAAACTAATTTAGGAGGAGTGTATTCTCTTGATCTTTCAGCTGCAACCGATCGACTTCCAGTGTGGTTCCAAGCGAAGATCCTTTCACTACTGATGGAAAATGAGAAGTTCGGACAACAATGGAAAGAATTAATGACAAATAGATCTTTTTATCTTCCCAATGAGGAGATCTATATCCGATACAAAGTCGGACAGCCAATGGGGATTAAATCTTCATTCGCAATGTTGGCACTAACTCACCATGTAATTGTTCAGCTTGCTCATTTACAACGGGAACAAAGGGAACGGTCATTTGCTGGGTACGCCATCCTGGGGGATGATATTGTACTGAGTACCCATGAAGTAGCTGATAACTATCGTTACTTGATGGCAAGATTAGGATTAAGCATCTCTGAATTAAAATCACTGGTTTCATTTGAATCTCCTTACTCCGCCGAGTTTTGTAAAAGATTAATTGTTAATGGAGAGGAATGGTCACCAGTACCTTCGGGTATTCTTCAAAAGATGGGCAGAACCGGGAAATATGCTCCTCAGATGCAGAATATTTTACACACTCGAAACCTTATCGGAACAAATTGAGAATTTTGGGATTTTATGAGATTTACTATTTCTCCTTGGCATCTCCGGGTTTTAGCCGCGATTAATGGAGTACCAGCAGATGTCTCTGGTCTCCGTGAACCACTGCTATCACCATATCATCCTAATTGTTCAATGTACACTCATTGTGTCATGCACAATCTTTCGCCAAATGATTGGTCTAATTTATCTAAATTCATCCGTATTCGACTTGCTCTCTTGGCCTTCTCCAAAAGCGTTGTGAACTTTATGTCTGATTACAGTTCTGATTCAAATAAAATTATTAGTAAATACTTAGGTGGATCAGCACCTGTATTCAACTTGGCATCACCTACTCCTGATCCTTGAGGTGATCACTTAGGCGATGAGTTTTATAATCAAGACTTTACGAGTCCTGAATACCAACGCCGAGTTCCAAATTTCTTGCTGCCTGCATATCAAATTGATAAGTTGCGAGCTTTACATCCAGTCCTATCAATGCTGGCGGATGAGACTGAGTTAGCAAGAACCCGGTATAATGAATTGGCTACATTAGGTACATGAAATTATGATCCTCTCCATCCTTTACCTAAACCATCGACCACCAATCTTATCCACTTCTTAAGTAGTTACCGTCTCACAATGAGATATG